TAATTTCAAATACTACATCATCAAAATCAACAGAAGTATAATCGGTATCAGGAGATGTAAAAGATCCTGCATTTTCAAATGTAATAAAATCTCCTATTTCTAAATAATGAGGAGCTGGAGATGTAATAGTAACGGTTGCGGAACCATTGGTGGTAGTTATATTACAACTTGTTTGAGATTTGGTTGTGTCAATAGGAGTGATATCATAAAAATCACCTTCATAATAAATAATTAATAACTTATTGGTTCCAATAGCTGCGTATTTTCTTCCTTCTAAATCCGTCCAGGTATGTTGAGCTCTTGCTGCTCCTACTAAAGTGTTATTAACTAAAGATTGCCAACCACCTATTTTTTCAGGTAGTCCATAACGAAAACGTACATTATCCCCATCAATCCACTGTCCTTCAGCTCCTGATGCGGTAAATTGTTTATTAAATCCTGGTTTAATATTTAAAAGTTTCAATGGCATAATGTTTTATACCACAGTTTTTATAAAGGTACAGTTTTTAAAAGACTGCAGTCTATAGTTTAGGAAACTCGCCTAAAGGTCTAGAAGACACATCATTTGCGCCTATCGTATAAGTAAATAAAGCTTCTAGTGCCTCAACACTTGCTGCACCATCAATAGCAACTTCCATCTCATTTGATTTTGCTCTAACTGCAGTTCTGTACGTAGCAACCTCTGCAGGAATTTCTGCACCTGTTTCTGCTTTTCTAACTACATACCAATCGGTAGACTGTAGTAATCCAGCTGCTTGTGCTTTAATTTGTTTTTTCTCAATTGTTTTTAATCCAGGGGTAACTACTTGGTTACCTGCTTCATCTAATACAGGTTGATTGTTTATATCTACTGCATTGATATCTACTAAAGATTTACCAATAGCAGGTGCATAAGAAGCAATTACTTTATCATTAGCGAAAGTAAAACTTTCCGCTCCATTAATATAAAATCTTGTGTTTTTTAAATTAGCAGTATTATACTCTACTTCATAAATTCCATTTGCCGCGCGTTGTGCCGCGTTCCAAGCTGGAGCTGCTTTAGAAAAAGAAGCTAGACTTGAGTTTACTTTTACTACCTGATTGTTTTCTATTTTTGCGTACATATTAGTCTCCTTATAAGTTAAAAGTTAAAGTTTGTCTATATATTAAATTCATCCCTTATCTAGCGGTTGTAGGCACATAATTTCCAGCTACTAATGGGCTTTCTGCAAATGCCATGTAGATGTATATACCACCTGATGCGTTCATATTTGTAAAATTATTTCTTAATTTCACCCCATTGGAAACAAAATCAAAACGGTTACCTGATACTTCTAGATCTGATAAGTTTGCATATAAATCATTAGAAGTTACGTTGTAAAAAGAACGTTTATTATCATGTATTATCCAAGAACCTGTGGTATCAGTTCTTTTTATCATAAAGTAAGCTGGTTTAAATCCTGTGTAGATAAATGTTCCATCTGTAGAACCATTACCTCTGTAACTGCCAAACTCGCTGAAACCTTTTTTCTCTGCGAAGCAGTAGGCAATAAAATCAGCAGAACTACCTGTTCTTGCATTATTTCCTACACTAAAAACATTACTTGTAGGAAGTGTATTATTCCAAATAGCTGTATTAACAGCTATAGCATTAGTTTGATTTAAACCAAGGTATTCATCTGCATCTAAAAGATTATGCCAAACACCCCAGTTTTCAGCCGCATCTCTATTTTTAACAATAATCATTGATGGAGTAGTTCCTAAACCATGACCAACTGTCTGTGCACTTGCTGTCCCAGTATAAGACACAATACTAAATCCTGCTGTTGTATTAGCTGAAACAGTAGAAGTAATAGAACCATCTGTGTTTGATGAAGCTGTACCACCAGCTAACCAGTTCCATGATACGTAAGTAGAACCATTAAGATTTACACCACCATTATTACCTGTTGTAAATCCATCTGAATCAAATGATGTCTGATTTGGATTAACAGTATTCTCAAGTTCAGCATCAGTACTTGAACTTTCTATAGCTAAATTATTTCCCCTAACAGTATCTAATAATTTATGACCTGTTGCGGCACCTCCTGTTCTTTTTTTAATCCATACAAAATCAGGAGCAAATCCTACTCCTGTTATCGCTTGTGAAGAATTACCATCACCTGTATAAGGTCTAGTATTAAAATATTCGTTAGGTTTATTTATATTAGAATATGCCATGGTTTATCCTTGAAAGTTTATGTTTAGTGAGGTGAGTGCATAGTATCCACTTGGTACTGGATAATAAAAATCACCTTGTCCATTAGAATCTTGATTGTTTTGTCTTGTTACTGCTCCAGCAAAAGAACTGTCTTGTCCAAAATTATAAGTATTTCTTATTACATTAGTACTACTAAATGAAGTAATAAAATGATTATAACCCCATGCTATTGATGAAGTAAAATCAACTTGAGTTTGAGATACCCCATTAATAGTCCAATCTAATGTACCAGCATCTGCATCAAGAGCAAAACCAACAATATCTCCAGTTGTCCAGTTAGCTGATCCACCAACTGAAAGACCATCTATTCTTAAATCATTTGAATTATTTGATATAGCAACACAACCTGTTAAATCTTGACCATTTTGGAGATAGTTTAAATTATTAGTTTGAATTTGAATTCCGTTCCAAATTCTTGCACCACCTGAATTAGCATAAATTTCCCAATACCATTTTCCAGTATTTACTCCAAAAGTAGAATATACTGCACCATAAGCACTACTTGGATCATATGATAAATTTCCTTCAGTTAATTGAGGATCTCCTGTGGTATTAAATAAAGGATTTAAAGTAGCAAAATTATTTGTTGGAGTATCTATCATTTGATCTACTGAAGTTAAATTGTTGACTGTCCAAGTGTTTCCATTACCTGATGAATCTGTTCCTAATGCACCGCTATTTTGAAATTGTAAATAAAATCCATTGGTACCAAAAGTTAATCCTGATACATCCTTAGGCTTCCAGTTTCCAGAAACGGTATCGGTTTCGCCGAATGATGTTGGGTCTAGTTGTTGCCCATCAATTAAACAAACGTCAGACATATATCCGTCAAAAAATAAGTCAACTGTACCACTAGCATATGCTCTTGCTCCAACTACGGTTGATTTAGTATCATTTACCGAAGTGTCATAATTTTGAGATGGATAAGTTTCTGTGTCAAAAGATGTAACTTGTCCTCCATTGATATATACTTTTACTCTATTACTTGCTGTTGCTTGTGTTGTATCAACCGCTAAAACTATATGATACCAAGCTGATGTATCACGAAAGACCTGTGAAGGTATAAGTTGCATATCAGTACCTGAACTACTGTTGTTAAGAATTTGAATTAAATCACTTGTATTAAATACTAACTGGAATCTGTAAGAGCTTGTTTCTGAATCTGCACCAAAAATTCCCATTGCAGTACCAGTAGTTATATCCCCACGCTTAACCCAACCACTCCAAGTCCAAGTTTTTCTATTTCCAGCACTTGCTGGTGTTCTATTAAGATAATCACTACTCCCATCATTAAATCGTAATGAATTAGCAACAGGATACGCTATCCCTGTTGCAACAGGCCAGAGTCCTTCGCCTTGATACTTGGTAGCATCTTTCAATCTCCATACACCACTAGCCGTGCCAAATGGTCCTCCTGTTGGTATATTATCAGGTCCAATGATTCCGCCGTTTGATTTTGCCATAATTATCTATACCTTATTCCTGTTCATTTATCTAGCCGTTGTTGGTGTTCCATCGGATCCTACGAATGGATTTTCCGCAAATGCCAGGTAGATGTATGAACCACCTGATGCGTTTATTACTCCATCAGATTGTCTGATTTTAAAACCATTAGATACAAAATCTGATGCTGGACTATTTGTTGTATATTCTACACCATCTGAATTTGGTGTTAATGCTTTATTTGTTAAATTATATCCATCTCTTTTATTGTCTAGTAATCCCCAATTATCTGCACTATCTGTTCCTTTTGTAATAACAAAAGCTGGTTTAAATCCTGTGTAAACAAATGGTCCATCTGTACTTCCATTGCCTGTGTAAGAACCAAACTTGCTGAAACCTTTTTTTTCTGCGAAGCAGTAAGCTACGTAATCTCTACCACTACCATTATTTCCAGCATTATTTCCTAAATAAAATTTACTAGAATCAGGAGATGTATTATTATAATAACTACTATCTGTAACAAAACTTGTTGTACTATTTAAAATCATAGCACCAGTATTTCCAGTTGATTGATGATAGACTCTCCAATCATAAGCATCATCTCTATCTTTTAAAATAAAACAAGCTGGTGTTGCACCTAATCCATGTCCGACACTTCCATTAGCACCTGTACCTACCCAAGTCACAACACTAAATCCTGATGTTGTATTAGCTGAAACAGTAGAAGTAATAGAACCATTTGTGTTGGATGCAGTTCCATTTGCAGCTAACCAATTCCATGCTACAAAAGTTGCACCTGAGTTATTTACTGCATTAGCTGTACCTAAAGTAAATCCATCACTATTAAAAGATTTTAAACCTTGTGCATCAGTTGCTTCTGCGTTTGATAAATCAGAATATAATTCTTTAGTAGCACCTCTAACACTATCAACTAATCGATGGTCATAAGCATTACTTCTTCCTTTAATCCATGTAAAATCTGGTTGAAAATTAACTCCTGTAATTGCATTTTCTGCACTTGTACCAGTATAAATAACTGTATTAAAATAATCTGATCCTTTATTGATAGTTGTATAAGCCATTATCCAAACTCCGCTAAGTTTTTAGTACATAAAGCATAATACCCTGAAGGTACAGCATATTCAAAGTTTCCGTAACCATTAGCATCACTA